GTCGTAAACTTGGTCGCGAACTTGGTCGCGAACTTGGTCGTAAACTTGGCCGCTAACTTGGCCGCGAACTTGGTCGTAAACTTGGCCGCGAACTTGGTCGCGAACTTGGTCGTAAACTTGGCCGCTAACTTGGCCGCGAACTTGGTCGTAAACTTGGCCGCGAACTTGGTCGCTGCTACCTTCTATTAAAAGGATATTAGCTGCATACTGTACTGCTAGCGGCGAATCTACGAATATGACCTTTGGTTTTTTTAACTTGGTCATACTATACATCCACTCAATGCCAGTACGTGCTGCGTCTTGGTCTAACTCGTCGCCCCCAAGTAAAGAGAGGTTTATCCACTTATCCTTTACTACTTCCATCAACGCTATTTGTTCTTCTGTCAAACTTGTAATTTTAGACATACATAACTCCTTGTTTATTTAAAATCAATCGAACACACGCTGAATTACTTTAGTGAACGGATTGTATTCTGTTTTTTCTGTTACCTTATAAACACCTGGAGTAAGGGTGCGTGTCTCGTGTATATCAAAAGTCTTTTGGTGGTATAGTTCAGCTACTTCACGTATACGAATTAGACGTTCTACACCCTCAAATACTTCAAATTCTACATCAGACCTTAAGACGTGGTGGTGGCCTGTCTCACTATGACCTGCTATGTACAATTTGTGCAGAGTGGATTTGCCCGTTGGCTCTACATCTACAGGCGTGAAGCATAATTCTCCATGCGTTACCACTATTCTTTTACCGTTTACTACGTTATCTGCTTTTTTCATCTTATTCTCCATTTAAGTCGCTTAATAGGTGCCTGGGTAGTCTCTGTACACACCTGACACCCGTTAGGGTCTGAGTGTACTACACCATAGTTTGAATAGACTTCGTGAACTGTCATTTTACTTCCTTTGCTTTTACGTTACATCTTAAACAGGTAGCTGTATGGTGGGGTTCACCGTACCAGCCGCGTGTCATTGACCAGTTATGTCCGAATAAACATCGTAGTTTCATTTCATGCCTGCCACGAGCATGTTTACCACCTCATGCGTTATGAAGCTTGTAACCAGTATCACACCTGCTGCAAATAGAGTTATCCAAAGTATAAAGTCTCTAATTCTCATCTTGTTCCTCATCTCTTGGGATAGATAGGGGGTTCACCTCCACCACTTCATTTAGCGGACAAAGTAGGTGGGCTAAATCTCTTAGTTGTTGTTCGTACTCAGGTGATAGGTAAGTCATTTCTTTGATGGCCTACGGCTTATGGTGCCACCTTTTTTACCAGCTGTTCGTGCAAGTTCACGGTCAGCGTAGAAGCCACCTGTTGTGCTATTCTTGCCTCCTTTTGCGCCAATCTTTTTGTAAAAATCGGGGTCTCTTGCCTTGATAGTTGTAGCAGCTATTAAGCCCCCTTTACGTGTTCCTGCCATGTGTAGTCCTTTCTTTAGTTGTGCTTACACTATACTACCTGTGCTTAAATAATGCAATATACAGTTTGTCTAATTCTAATGTTATAATAATCTAAACTCCCCAGAAATTAGATTGTTAGTCCTTTCGTATTCTCTTGGGGAGTTTTTTTATTCCAAGCCATACACCCCCCTATGCTAAGTAGCTAGGACTTTTGCATTTGTGGTCGTAAACTACTTTAGTTTAAGGGCAGGTTAGCACCAGGTCGTGTGGGGTGTTGTGCCGTTGCCTGGATTTTGTACCTGCCCTCAAGTACGTCTTTGTTGATTAAGTGCTCGTATAACACTGTAGTTATTTTTAACCATTTGCTTGTTGACATATAGAATTGGCGTGGTACACTAGATATAGTGTTACAAACGTCCACCCGCAACGATATGCGGGTTTTTCTATTTGTTAGTGTTACAAATAGTCTTGTTTAATATACGCCAAAACAGTTGAACTTGCAACCTGTGTATAACTCTAAAAATATTGTTTATAAAGTACTTGCATAATTTAAGCACAGGTAGTATGATAAGAGTGTAATAATCGAAAGGACTACACAATGAACAAGCTAACAGTACGATACATACCAGGTGAAGTAAAAGTAGAGGTCTTAAACCTTAACAGCATGAGGGTATTTTAAATGAAAATACCAGTAATATACAAACTACAAGAGCAGTACGTCAATGTAGTAATTGACGGTGAATGTAACCACGCAGAAGCAGAGCAAGATTTAGTAGACTTTGCTTACCGTGAAGATGTACTTACTAAGAACGCTATGGTTTGCCGCTGTGGTCACATAGAAGAAATGGAATACGAAGAACTAGAGGGGGACGAATACTAATGAACGCGCAAGATATTGTAAATGCAGCGCTATCTATACCTAAGATGGAACTTAAACTAGCCAAGGGCGTAATCGTGTGTGACTTTTGTGAAGAAGAAGTACGCAGCGTTGGCCCAGATGCAGTTTATTACTGTGATGAACATGGGTGTGTAGAAGCCTATTGGCACGAGGCAAGTGATGTTTAATAATCAAGATAACAACCCTGCTGACCCTGAGCAAGCAGGATGGGAGAATTTACATGAAAACTAGCATAACTTTTACCAAAGTTGTAGAGGCACTACACGGCGTGCAGCAAGACCTAGAGATTATAGCCAGGGACGACAAAGTAAAAGTCAAGACTACCAAAGGGGAGTACAGTTATAAGTTTACTGGCTACCCTACTATATGGCTGGCAGTTAAACCCCTGCTAAAGAAGTACGACCTAACAGTGGTACAGACCCCCTGCTCGCACTATGAGGGCAGTATGGGCGATTATCTAGTGACTACTATATTCCATACCAGTGGCGAATGGATAGCAGACGCCATGCGCCTTGTTATTACCCGTGACGACCCACAAGGCTTTGGCTCGGCCGTAACCTTTGCTCGTAGATATGCACTAAGCTCGATGCTTGGAGTTGTTACTGATGACGACAACGATGCCACAACTCAGCGCCAGGCAGACGGGGATATGAAAAAAGAATGGGTACGGGCTTATACAGTTATGAGCAAGCTAGTAGACCCCGACCATAGCCCGACTAACAACGACTTTATGACCTTTATGACCGAAACCTATGGCAAGCACCCGTCTAAGATACTAGCCAAAGAACACCAGCAAGTGCTAGATGTCATTAACGCATTTAATCCAAATGATTAGCGTATTAAAGGAGGTAATAGAAGCGGTAGAACAAGGCAACGAAGCGCCTACTATAGACATACTAGATACAATATACTTAGCACTAGAGCCTAATTACTATGATGTAAAAACAATTTAATGGAGGGCATTATGGGTCACATAGCAAAGATAACACCTGACTTTTTTAGAGACATCAAGCACTTTAACAGGTGGCACACTAATAGGCGTACCGCACAGAAGTTTGGCATATCTGTAAAGACCGCCTTGCAGGTACGTGGTTCAAACAGCTACTTACAATATATGGAGAATGTAAAAGCACAACATCCTAAAACCAAGTACAGCCTAGCCGATGATGTACTAGAGCTGCATAAGTTGACGCTTAGGAAAGACAACACGTATATTACACCACCAACCGCTAAGAGTGCAGTGCAGGAATTGTTGTTGAAGGTATGAGCTGGGGTAAAGCAAAAATAGATTTAGCCGACAAAGCCTTTTCCCTTTATATAAGAACTAGGGATAACTGGACATGCCAGAATTGTGGGAAGTATTATGCACCCCCTACGAACTCTCTACACTGTTCACACTTTGTCGGAAGGGGTAAGGAGAACACGCGCTTTAATGAACGTAACGCGGATGCTATGTGTTTTCACTGCCATCAAAGATTCACATCCCACCCGAATGAACATGTCGAGTGGCAAGTAGAGAAAAAAGGCCAGCAAGTAGTAGACCTCCTAATACTCGCTGGAAACACGTATTGTAAAAAGGATAGGGATATGTGGAAGATTTACTGGACTAATAGGCTTAATCAGTTGTAAGGCTTGACAAATCTATTCCGCTTATGCTATAATTGACTTGTCACTTAAGAAAGGACTAAAAAATGAAAACAACTAAAGTAACGGAAAACGTAAAAACTGATAATAAGTTAGTGAAACTATTGAAGCTTTACTTAGCGGTATCCTGTGCAATTAGTGCCTACTTTTTAAGTATGGTAGTAAAATCAGACATGCAGGTAGTACTTTATGTAGTATCTATAGGGCCAGCGTTGGTAGCCAGCTATCTAGTATACGACGGCTGGGTGAAGTAGAGTTTAAGTAGGTGTTGCTTGGCTGCTTTTGCGAGGGCAGCCAAGTCTACTTTTATATTATGAACTACCAACTATTACCCTCTGACCCTAAATCACGCACTAAACATGCTAGAATACATAGTGTTAAACAAGGAACCACAGGGCATAAGCCCGTCATTTTGAAACTAATTACTAAGCAGAACCTTACAACCGCACTCTATTACGCCGCAGTATTTTTAATTATATGCGGTGCTTTTTATTTTGCGAGTAGGGTGACACATACATCGAACACATTAAAGATAAATCAACTAGAGCTAAAATCGACCCAGTACAAGCTTCAGGAACTAAATAGCCAGTATGATGCCGTATTGCAGGAAAAGACTGCCACAGAGGCTGAAAAAGCCTCACAAGACGCTAAAGTACAGGAGTTAGAAAAAGCCAAGATAGAGCTGGAACGTCAGTTGCAAAGCAAGCTAGCTGAAAAGCAACGTGTAGCCTCTATACAAACAGCCCAAGTGTTTGCAGCAGGTGCCAATTGTGATACGCCTAAAATGTGCATATACATGAAAGAGTCTGGTAATAATCCCCTAGCCGTAAACTCAATAGGCTGTAGGGGCATAGGCCAAGCTTGCCCTGGAACCAAACTGCCCTGCGGTGCAGACTATGCTTGCCAAGATGCATGGTTTACCAACTACGCGATTGCCAGATACGGCAGCTGGGATAACGCATGGGTAAAATGGCAACAACAGGGATGGTGGTAACATGACAATAACAATCTACGGAAGAACCACTTGTGCCTACTGCCCAATGGTTAAACGCTACCTAGACTCTAAACAATTACCCTACACTTATATAAACCTAGATGACGAACCACAACACGTAGATGAAGTAGTTAAAAAGTCAGGCGTGTTTACTGTGCCTGTGACAATTATTACAAAAGATGATACGGAACGGGTTGTAGTCGGCTATAACCTTAGTAGTTTATCTAGCGCTATAGCATAAAGAAAACCCCACCAAGGAAGTTTGGTGGGGTCAAGTTTTTGGTGGGTTTAATGATTAGTTAATCATAAAACTAGTATAAGGTGCCAAAGTGCATATTTCGTGGGAACCCGCTATGTTTAAGCAGCACTAATACACCCCTATGTTAGCATAAACACTATTTTAGTCAATCATCAAGCCAGTCTGTATCCATTGTCTGCTCTAAATAACGTAGGTAAACCTCATATTCACTCTGGGCTATTTCCTTACGATAGTTGACGTTTATTTCGGCGGCATCGGCTACTATCTCTGCATCGGCTTGGGGTAGGTGCCACTGAGCTATTCCCTCTTGAGTAACAATTTTTAATATACCGTGCCCTAACCAGCTAAAGACATGCACCTGGTCATAAACCCTATCTACTAGGTACTTTTCTTCACCTAAGTACATGCCTACCGAGAAGTCTGGTTGTATTCTATTGTCCATAAATAACCTCTAAATTATCTAGGGCTTCTAGCCTACTAGCCTCTTGAAGCACACACATCATGTCTAATAGCTTATTAACCCCAGACTCCTCGAATATGCGGCGGGTTGGTTTATGACGGTGTAAGTATGGGGTACGCTCCCTTATGGCTTCAAATATTCCCTGCATGGTTAGTTCTTCGGGTACGTCTAATAGCCACGCTTGGTACTCGTGCCATAGTTTAAATTCGTCTTCTTGTTCACGTTTCACGTCTCGTCCTTATAAACTGATTGTAAATATCCTCGGCACTCACTCCCCAGGGTAGCCCGTTTTCTTCTTCTATCTCTGTAGCCCTAAGTAATACATTTTCGTTGGGGTCTTCACCAGTTATCTGCTGGATAATAAAGGTAATCATTAATTTAGTACGGGCGTCTAATTCGCTTATTTGCTCTTGTTGGATAGCATGATAATCACCATAGGAGTCATAACCCGTTCTTATATCTGGTTGTATTAGGGGTGAGGGTTGGTAGACTTGACCTTCTAGTGGGGTTCTTGGGTCAATCTCTGCACCGTTTAAATCATTCACCTTTGTATTGTCCTTTGTAAATCATTAGGTGTTGCACTGCTCCATTGGCGTAGATTGCTGCGTGGCCGTTAGTCCAAGCATGTGGCGAGCCTCTCAGGTAGAACATATCCAAAGGTAACATCGTTCCGACTGTATGTGTTCGGCGCATTGTTTGGTTTTGGTGGACATGACCGCTAACTGATTGCCCATAATCGTTTTCTTTAGACACCATTGAGCCATAACCCAGCCCAACTCCTTTATCTCCATGTGCGCCCAACTGATAGCCCTTCACCCTAAAATCGTCAGTTCGTTTTAGAAAACGAATATTATCAGGGATGTCTTGTATTAGTCTTATGCCGTGCTCTACAGGGTCGTTCTGGTCTTTCTCGGCCATATATGCAGCTAACTTAAAGGCAAAGCGGGCGTTCTCTTTGTCCTTTATAAACCTACCCTCGTTTAAGTACCGCCACAAAAACTCATGGTGGTTGCTCATTACTACAACAACTTCATCGGTCATGTCTGATAGTATTTTAAGTTCATCACCACATTGCTTGAGTTCTTGTTCAAGAGAGGTGTGGCCTAAGTCCTCTAACTGATGTATGCCCTGTGTAATCAGTTCTTTTTCGGCATGGTGTGAGACAGAGTGACCATCAAAGTAATCATGCAAGACTATCTTTTTCGGCTTGAGGTCATCAATCATTCTGTAAGTGGCCTTGAGTACTGTAGGGTCAGTTCGTCCACAATGGTAGTCTCCTAGCACTAAAGCCTCGGTCTCAGTTTCTTCTATTCTATTACCACTATAGCTAACACCTAAGTCTACGAATGAACCCCTACCATTAGCAGTGATGTGGCGCATGTAGTAGCGATTAGTGTTGGCAACCTCTACAACTAGGCCGCCGAATGTATGGTCTCTTAAAGCAATATTACCCAGGCGTCTTCGTTCAGCAGATACATCCTCGCTTGTGGCATAGTTAGGGTTGGTGACTGCACCTGTGGTGACTAAAAACTTTGGATGTTTGTTGGTCGAGTGAGCGACTGATTTAAGGCGTTGTTTTGGTGAGGCAAATACATGGGTCTTTTCTCTTTGTACAAACCTATTTAGTCCTTGTACTGGGTCAATCTGGTAAGGTCTAACGTGGTGTTGTTCTATGCCAATGTGGTCGTTTAATTTACGTGTGCCGTACTCTACATCCATATCAGTAAATGCAGGGTGTAAATCCGTCCAGTCTTCTTTAGCGTTTTGACCTATCATTGGAAGGATTGTGAGGCTTCCAGCTCGCTCTGCAACGTAACTTTCCATTGAGCGTAGTAGTTGTCTGTTTGGCGCTGCCTCAGCTTGGGCTGCTGTGATTAAATGTACCTCGCTCATTTTATTGCCTTCCATAGTGTTTAATTAGTTCCCATTGTTGTGGTTGTATCTGGTACACTTCACTAGTCTTTTTTTCGCGGATACAGTTAATAACACCATTTATGGCGAGATACTCGTCTAGTACATCAACCATCAATTCAAGTCTAGGTATGACTGGGCCTGAATAGATTTCGTGTAATTCTTGGTGTTGGTCGTTGTGCATCGTCACAACATTACTTACAAGGTTTCTAAACTGGTGTCTTATAGGTACACCAGCATAATCTGCCCTAGGGAAGTACATATGATGTTGGGATGTTTGACGACGTATAAAGGGGACTGTTTCAAACCCCAGATGTCCTACTGGTAAGGCTAAACTACTTGAGGTAGGATAGCGCATCTCTTAGCCAAGTCGTGGTTCGCTAAATAGTTTTTCAAGCACCTTGCCACAGGCTACAAGTCCAGCAACAGCTGCTGCTTTTAATGTAGCTGTTGATAGTTCTGTTGACGTTGAAAGACTAATAGCAAATGCAGATACAAATGCTATTGCGGTGTTGCGTAGTACGCTCAACCATTGTTCGCGAGTTGGTAGGCTTATCATTTTAATCTCCTTGTTATAGAATTTAAAGTCAGGTTTCTTGCCCCATATATATTTGGGGTCGGTCAGTCAACTCATTTATGCCAGCCTTTCAACCAGTCAATTACTTTGCTAACTAAAGATTTAATCCAATCAAGTAAGGTTGGTGGTGTGACTACGGGTGGCACTACAGGCGGTTCCACTGGGGGGATTACGGGTGGTTCAATAGGTGGCGTGACGACAGGGGGCGGGGTCACAGGTGGGATAACTGGTGGTAGTACAACGGGTGGTGGTTGGCTCGCTGGTTGATAGCCGTACTTCTTGAACTGGTCTACGGTTCCAAACCATACGTTCATGTCCACGTTACCTGCAACACCTGCCATACTTCCGCTGCTTGTATACTGGTGCATCACATAGGTAGGCCAATGCTTAATAGGCACGTTGCCCGATGGGGCATAGCGGTAATCTGCTACCCATAGTCCGACATTTTGATTTACAACAGGTGACCAGTCATACCTATTTTCTGTCGAAGTATTCATGTAAATAAGTGGTCGTGTACCTGTTTTGTCGATAACTCTTTGGATAAAGATACGGCACCACTCAACAGGGTTAGGGTGCGCTACTTCCCAGTCCAAAATCATCACGTCATCTTTTTCTAAGGGTGAGCAGGAACTTATAAAGAAGTCTGCCTCTACAATAGGGTCTTTAGCACCTGCAAAGTGGTACATACCTACTGCCTTACCAGTTGATTTAGCGAGGGCGTAGTTTCGTGATGCTTTAGAGTCATAGTAAACTCCGTCATCACCACCACTCATTTTTATTAGTGCGATGGGTGCGGTAACTGCCGACCAGTTAATATCTCCCTGCCACCTGCTGACATCGATTGCTACTGTTTCTGCCATAATTACTCCTTACTTTTTAAATATGTGGTCGTAAACTTGTACTGCAAGGACTCCTACAGATATTGCGAGTCCGATTAGATACTTGACTGCTTTTTTTGAAACGTACAGTTCGCTTGCTTCGTTCTTAAATGAACTAATGGCGAGTAAGATTGCTTCTTGACCCTCTACAAGTGACTTGTTGGTTTCTTTGATGTCGTGTATGTCATCAACCATGTCTAATTGCTTTTGTTCCATAGTGGCCTGTTTAAGTGCTATTGCGTTGATTGATTTTTGTTCGCTTGCAGTCATAGTGGTTCCTTAGAGGTAGTCAGGTATAAGTGTTATTTTTCCACCAGCAAAACCATGCAAAAATCCAACATTTGTACCCACGCCAGCAAAAGAACCATTTACGTTTAAGTAATATACTGTTTGTGAAGTGACCGATAACCCTGTTGGAGGTAGCGTTAATGGATGACCAGATTCAGTAATGTTGTTTACATAACCGGATAAGGCGTACCTTGAAGTAATTGTTACTGTTGCGGTGGTTGTATTTAAGTCAGCTTTTAGTGTTTGCGAACCAGCCGTACCACTAAGAACATACCCAAGTAACTTAGCACTTACTTTCCATGAACCTGTTGGAACTGTAATTTGTTCGCCGTTGTTATAACTGACAGAAGTAGTGGGTGAGGCTTTTGTCATTGTAGCTTGGTAAATAGACTCTACCGCATACCTATCTTCTGAGACTGGCATACCAAACGGTGCCTTTACTCCTGAATAATCTACTGTAGTTATTCCCCCACTAGTAGGTAGGCATGAACCTTCAGGTACTTGAACAGTGGCTACAGTAGTAGCTACTTTAGTGACTATTCCCCAGTCGTAGGTACCAGCAGATACACCGTTAGCGTCAGTAGTAAACGGTGAAGCAACAGAATACGTTGGTGAGCCAGTTGCTGTAAGGTTATTAGCGTTTGCCGTAAGGTCGTTAAGCCCTGATGCTTGGTCGAGTTTAAAGGCAGCAACACATGTTGATTCTGAGCCGCTTAATGTTTGTGATGCATATGAACGTATTGTAGCGGCTGAAAGCACCGACGAGAACATAGCCACTTGCGACAAGTTACCTGCAAATGGCTGTAATCCACCACCATATGAGCCTACTTCGAGGTTGCCAGCGTCGGTTGCGGCTACAGCAGCACCAGTTGTAGCACTTGGGACTAGTATGCCATTTATGTAAATTAATAATGAACCAGCAGATGCGTCTACGCTTATTGCTACATGGCTCCACTTATTCAAAGGAACTGACTGGTAGGACGTTCCAAGCCTTGTAGTTGGGGCAACATTGTATGAACCACCACCTAGTTGGCCTGATGCGTTAAGCTGGAATCCCTTACCGCTGTTACCTCCAGCATTTAGCTTAGATAATATCCAGCCGTTTTGGTATGCAGTTGGACGAATCCACCCCATAATTGTGTAGTCGTCAGTTGCGCCGACTCCGGTAGGAGTAGTTTTAGAGGCATATTGTGTAGTACCGTTTAAAGAGATAGCCCCTGTAGGTGCTGCTACTGTCCTAGTAGTCCTTACTCTCATTCCAGGTGTTAGTATGTTAGCTACTGTAGAAGCAAAGGTTATATCATTACTTCCGTTACCGTTGTTAGTTACTGAGGAGACGGCAGGGAGTTGACCAGCGACCAAGCCTGTAGTAATACCTAAGTTTGAAGGTTTGACCTTTTTAAGTGCGGTAGCAGAGGTGTCGTAGGCTAGTAAGAAGTCTGCACCTACATCAGGTGAAGTGTCTTCTGTACGTGAGGTTATGAGGGCGGCTTTGTGGGTACCGTCCAGCTGATTATGCTCAGCCAGTAGACCGTCTATCATCTTATTATACGAATAACTTGAGACAGGTATATAGACCTGTGTTGTTGAACCCGCCGTATAGACTTGGTCTGAACCGTAGACGGGCACAGCGTTCATAGCTAGAGTGGTTCCTGACGTGACAGTACCCACCCATTCAGTGTAAGTTCCAGCTACCAGTTCCCCGCTTGAATCCACAGTACGAATAGCGAATGTTATACCAGTAGTCGTTGGGAAGTTGACGGTTGAACCTACCGTTATAGTGGTTGCTGCTGCTGCCTTACCTGGCGCAGACAGGGTTGTTACGGTTGAAATTCCTTGTTTCTCAAAGACATCAAGTTCAGATGCGGCCATTAGATTGTTCCTTCTAACAATCTTCGGTGAGGTATGTCGTTAATTATTATTGTAATATATATCATATCAATCCCCAAAAAATAGTTTAGGTACTTCTATCCCATTAGTGTGAGTCGTGCTGAGTAGATAATCCGTGTCCACCACTTCGCCGATAACTTCCCAACCTAGCTGGTTCACAGTCTCGTCAATCTCAAGTGTGGTGACGTGTATCTGTGTAGACGTGAAGTCTATAGTGCCCACATCTGACGACCATGCTGATGGCATCTCAGGTTCCGACCAGCGCATCTGACCCCATCCAGTAAATGAGGCAGTTTGTGAGAATGTGTCTGAGGCTAAAGTATTAACTGCACCATCTTCATCTAAACCAAAAGAATTTATTTGTATGGTTCCACTAGGCTGCAATAGTTTGAATCGCTGCTCTTGGATAGCTGCCATCGTCATGCCTGAATCTGACCACACCATACCCTCGTGGGCAACACGGCTCCTAAAAGCAACGCCGTTGTCTTGGTGAGCTACGGCGCGGGTGAAGGTCATAATGCTCGTACCGTTATAGATACAAAAGTCGATAGTGCCTGTTGTATTATTCTCACTAAGCCACATAAACTGAGCTGAGACAACCCAAGGCATTATCCATATACCCCTACGGGATAGGTCTTTAATCCATATCTGATTATTACTGGTAGAACCTACTGGAAGCGCCCAATAAATCTTGTTCTCAAAAACCTGACCTTTGGAGTTAGCCATCGCAGATAAGTTAAGTCTCTGTACATCAGGGATAATGTCGTTACTTACAGAGCGTGTTGATAAGATGTTTTGTACGTTAGCCGACGTACCTGTAGATTTAAAATCCTGCCCAGTTGGGTAGTAAAGTGAGTTGTCTGCTTCAACTACTGCATCTGCGGATACTGTACCCGCTTGCCCGTTAGCTTCTTGTACGTTTGGTATTGTAATCACATTGCCGTCAAAAGTAGTAGTTGTAAAGACAACATGGTGCATCTTACCCGAACCTGCCACGCCCCTGGATAGAACAGTAACCGCTGAATCGCCCTTACCTGTTCTAAAGCTTCGTACAGCTTGAGGGGTGGTGTCGCCTCCTGAATTTATACCAACATTCCCACCTCCGTTAAATGGCGAGAAGTCACCCAATCCAGCAGCGCCACCGTCATACCACAGGTAATCTAAATTAGCAATATCCCCAACTCCATATAGTTGTCCGTCTTTATTCCACATAGTTTTAAGAATTGGCCCCGCTGTCGAGTTGCCCGAAGGGGCGCGTTTAAAGGTATTTGTGGTAAGGGTACCATCATCCCTAAAAGTAAGTGTACTAGATACTGAGGTTAGGTATTCTTCTTCGCCAGCCGTGGTGCTGACGTATATGTTATACGATGTCGCACCCGCTAGGGCACTCCACGTAACTGTGACGTATTCAGGTGTGGCTACGACCCACTGGTCACGTACCTTTGTAACTGTCACTGTACCTGCCACAGAGGCTATAGACTCGCCAACATTGTTGTTACCCGATACTCTATAGTAATAAGTAAAGTTAGCGGTTCCAAGCCCCGTCTGTACTGCCGAAGGAGCGCTAGGGGTTCCTAGAGCTGTATATACAACCATTGCACCGGTTGCGTTATTAAAGTAACTCATGGCATTTACTGCATTAGAAACATAGACCCTATCCCCTGATTGGCAGAAGTTTACTTGTGCCGTAGAGCTATATGAGTTTGTGCCCGTAGCGGCTACCCACGTACCACCGTCTTTACGTGTGTGAACCTTACCCACACCTGCAATAACTTGCATGGATATGTCCCATTTTTCAGGTACACCACTTACTATCTTAATAAAAGTTCCAACTCCCAAAACCGTTCCTAGAGGCTGCGAGCCGAATAGTATAAGTGAGGGTCGAGGGCGCGGTAAATTATCTTGGTCAAGGGTCGCGTTTGTCAGGTCATTTAAGGCGTCTAAGGGGGTGCGTGAATCTGTTACAAAACTTTGATACCCTTTTTTCCACCCACCACCTGACGGCGCACCTTGAGTGATGTTTATCTCTTTGCGCCTTTTCGGGGTTGGTTTAGGTACAAACATCAGCCTAGGCCTCCATCTGCCCAGTCAGAACCCAAATTACTACCAATTGACGGCATGTTACTTATAATCGTTTTACCCTGTAAAAAGCCTAAATCTCGGTTGGCGTTTATCATCTTCAAATACAAATCATTCGCCATACCATTGAGACTTGAGTACTGGTCTTCGCGGGCGGGGTCATTACGGGCCAATTCTGCTGCTGTGGCGTATACAAGCCATGTAGGGTCGTCTACAGGCACTAGGTCGGTACTCAGTACCAAATCGGCAGGAATGTAGTAGCCAGCGACCTTCAGCGTCCCACCAACGATTTGGGCACTAGATAATATATCTTGGTAAAAAGCTAGTTTCTTGGGGGCACGGTCATAAAAATACACATCTGCTGTGTCTCTGTTCTGCACTGTACCCGTTACAAAACCTACATCTTGGTCAATTGTGGTTGTTACAATAACCTTATCTGAGGGCACCATAAAACTGCGGTGTATAGAATATTCTTGTACAGCAGTAGCGATAATCGTCTGACGTGTAAATGTCTTGCTGGATGCTGTATTTGAGAATGCTACTGTGACCGTAAGACTCGTATCGCTTGGGATTGTGGCAATTGTACGGACTGTCTCGCCGCTTACTGTAATCTTGTCTCCCACCATATAATCTGTGAAGAATGTACCCGTTCCAGTTAGTGCCGTAGTCGCTGTGGTAGCTACTAGACCCGTCTCGTTGGGTGCAGTTGCTTTAAAGTTGGATGCCCATGTCTGAGTTGAGTCTCTTGCCCATTCATTCTTTTTACGGTTAGCAATAGCTAGGGCGGTGTTAGACTTTTCACTGGCAAAGGCGGGCACCCTTGACGCACCCTTACCCCTATATGCGTAGTATACGTCGGTTATTAGTTCTGCTGTTGTCATGATTAACTCCTTACCGTTATCTTATTAAGTGTCGCTTTACCGCCCGCTCTTTTTCTGTTGGAGTTTGTTTTAGTCGTACCAGCTAGTAACCGATTGAGGTTAGTGAATGTTGAACTTCTTGCAGCGTTCGATATGTTAGCAGGAAGGCTTATTTTACCTCCTCGACCGCCTTTACCTGTGGCGGTCTTGGGCTTCTTTATATAGCCGTTGGTAAGATACGTTTTTGCTTCGCGTTCTAGTGCCTCTTTTTTCTTCGTAAGAGTATTTATTTTTACCTGGTCAGTCTTGGGGTCTAGCTCTTTTATTTGCTTGTCCAACGCTGTAAATTCTTCCCCTGCTACCTTTTTCCAGGTATTTAGGTCGTTACTAGCCTTAGCCCGCGTCATTGTAAGGTCACGGTTAGAGCTGTCTACATCTTTTGGGGTTTCGACCTTGCCTGCTGATGACGTGCCTGTTTTATATGGAGTTATGTCACCATTTAATAAAAGGTTTACTTGATTCTTGCTAAGTACTGTTTCCTTACCCTTAAAGTCTAACGCCCGTTCGCCTATAGCATACTTAGTCTGATACTTCCTGTTTTCGACTACTTTTACGTCTTCCGCTAGGGTGGCTAGACGCTTACGCTTGTCCTCAGAAGATAGTGCCTTATATTCGTCGCTGTCGATAAGTTGTTTTTGGTATTCCCCCACTTTAGTAGCTGTAATTTTTTCAATATCTGCTGTTTGTCTTGGGGTGAGTAGCGAGGTTTTAGGTGCCGCTTTGTTGGCGTCCAGTTCCGCGTCAATAGGGTTTGTAGCCCGCTGGTCTGTTATCTTGAACGGTGCAAAGGAGTTTAATATTGGATTGTTAGCAGGAATGGGCTGACCTTTGTAATCTCTAGTGCCAACTTTTTGGCGTAAACCAGGGTAGTTTAACATAAGTGATTGTACTTGTTTATCAATATTGCCTTTACTGGTGTCCACCTTGCGTTCGGTGTCATCTGACATTCTTGCAATCCAACCCGTCAGTGCCCTGAATGGCACTACTTGTTGTGGGTAGTTAGATACGGCCTGTACGGCACGGTCTGAATCGCCCTTAAAGGCTGCTAGAGTGTCCCCTATGTTTTTAACGTAAGACTGGTCGCCTAGGAACTGCCCCCACTTAGCAACGCCTTCTAATATTGCGTCTGCTGTTGACTCGCTCATTTTCTTTTGTTTAATTGCGTCATCAATACCTGCGGTTAGGGCAAGCGGGAATGACACAGCAGGGGGTAATTTAGAGAACCCAACCCACTTACCACCTATACGTATCGCGTATGGTTGTTTGCCTTCTGCTAAGAATCGGTCACGCTCGTTTGCATTGGTAGGTGTCCCCCATGTTAAGTCGCCAGCGCCAAGTGCCGCGGCTGATGCACCGAATACAGCTGTACCAATGGCAGCACGGGTAAGGGCAGTTGCTTTATCTGCTGCTGTCACTGCGTTAGCAAAACCAAGCGGGCTAAATTCTACACCCTGCTTAAGTATATTTGTTGGGGTTTTAACAAATGGGAATACAAACCTCGCCCATGTATGGTCTTTGCGAAGTTTCATAATACTGTTTGTAACGCTGTCTATACTCTGTAAAATGCCGCCTTGACCCCTTAAGTCTGTGTCCTGCTGGTAGAGACGGTAGGCGCCCTCTGCTTTGGCAAGGGCTTGTTTATTACCTTTTATCTTAATACCTTTTGACTCGCGCAAGTTGAGTGCTGATGTCTCGCCACCTTCTGCAAGAGTTCTAAAGAATTTATCTGATGCACCTAGCATCTTCATAGGGAATGATAAGGTACTGTACGTCGCACCTTTTACACCACCAATAGCAAGAGGTGTGGAGTACTCTTGTAGGTCTAGGTTCTGTGTTCTGTCAATACCACGCATTACATCTAAGAACTCGCCCGCTGCTTTTTTAAGGTTAATGGCTGCGCCCTTGGCGTAAGCTGCGCCCTCGCCCGCTGCGTATTTACGTTCTTTTCCGAATAATCCACCAGTAGCGTCTGCGACCCCCCTTAATGTTTTTTCTAATGGGGCGACTATACCCACGTTGATAGCGTTGCTTGCAGTGTTTACGATATGTGTAAGTGGACTTGATAACATCGAGTTGTACCTAACCGTATCTAGCCAGTCGCCAGCTTTGGCGGGTACTAACTCGCGGTATGCCTTAACGACATCGGTTGGGTCGCTAAAATCAACCTTAGCTAGTCTCTTAACGTACACTTCGGGGTTTACACCTGCGTTATCTAATAGTTTAAACATCCTTTGTTGTGGGGTGTCTAATTCGTTGGCTATGATACGGCGGGCTTGTAGCTGCCTTGCCAGGTCGGTACCCTGCTCGCGGCTTACCCTACCCATAGCTGCTGACCTTGCTAGTTTTTCTTCGGCTGTTTTTAAATCGCCCGCTTTAAATGCCGCATCGGCTTCATTCTGTAGACGTACAGCGTCTTGCCTAACGTTAAGCTGCTCGGCTATCTTTGTACGTACTTGTTCATCTGTGTAGGTTTTAGTGTCTATACCAGCATCTTTAGCAACTCTCTGAACATCTTTGTTAGACATCTTTGTAATGGTCTCTTGTGTCGCTTTGTCTAGCCTCGCCATGGCATCATAACCACCTGTGGTATTGAGTCTATCCGTATTAAGCTTTACCTTTGTGGTACTATTAGTTAATGAATCATTTTGCAATAATTGCGGACTCTTTGCCTGACCTACTGTACGGACTAGTTGTTGGGGTAGTTGCTCCTGTTTTGATAATTGGACTAGCTTTTTATCTGATAAAACTGCTGGTGGATTTACTGAATCGTTGGTAACTCTTTTGACATTGACTGGTAAATCGTCCACAGGCTGAGATATGGGCTTGTTTACTCGGCGTGTCTTTTTGGGAACTGCTTTATAGTCTTCACTAGCACCAAAAGCCGCCTTACCTGAATCTATCTGCCTCTTGGCTTCGTTGAACCAATCTAATTTGCTAGGTGCGCGCCCCTTCTCCGCAAAAGTATCGCTATAAAACTTGGAGTGACTTGTTGACCTTTTGTACCCGCCCCCGTAAGCTTCGCCGTCGGGTATCAACATACCACCACTTTTGTCTGCGTCCATACCTTCCAACATCTCTGCATAGTCATTCAAAAACGTCTTTTGTTCTGTGGAAAGTCTAGGTGCTGGGTCATTTTTGCCACCAGGTAATCTAATAAATCCGTCTTGGCCTGGGGCATCAATGTCAGTTGCTTGTCTATACCTATCCATGATACTGAGTTTCTTACCGGTATCCGCACCCATCGGGTTGCTTATCTTAAGTGGCTTTGTTTGTGCACCCATTGGGTTATTTATATCTAACCCCGTTGTCTTGGCATCAAGAGGGTTACTTATTTTGAATGTTGTCGTATCTGCACCGTCGGGGTTACTTATGGCTAGTCGCACATCATTTTTTGCTGATTGTATGCGTTCTCTAAGGCTTCCTGGTGCTGCGGGTACATTTGTGTCTACGGCAGCGGGGCCTTTTAATCCAGCCTTAATATACCCTACGCCCATGAGTGCTGCGCCGACCACTGCGTTCGTAGCAGCCGCTTTTAACGATTCGTTTAAATTAGCACCTTGACCGTAAGCTGATGCCCCACCACCTAGCGCGTTTAGAACACTATTAGTACCTAGTTCGGTAAGGCCGTTCTTAATAACACTGCCACCTGCTGCTTTTAGGGCAGCACCTGATGTTGGGGATATAACAAGACCTGCCGTACTAGCCAAATCCCCGAAGGACTGTGCATACATTTGTGCGGCGGTCATATCCTTATTAAACCCAGCTTTTTCTAGTTTCTGATTGTAGAATCTACCCAACTGGTCGTTAACTTCTTGATTAACAGATAACAATTGCTGTATGGCCTCTTGGCCTTTTTGTGGGTCGTATATGCCACTTCGGATACCGTCGGCTATCTCTTTGGTCTTGTTGGTAGTGAAGCTATCTGTATTCTTTTCTAAGTCTATAAGTTTGTTTTCTATTTGCTTTTCTGTATTCTTACGTGCTGCGTTACCTGGGATGATATTACCTACAGGTGTTTCAGATACCTGATTATAGGCACGACTTACTGGGGCAACAATTGAATCCCTATAACTTTGGTCACGCCTTGCTCTTGCGTTGTCTGCGGCCTGAGTATTATTAGTTACGTTTGCTAGTCCCAATTGAGCACCCTTAACAACGGTGTCTCCAGTCTCCCAAAAAGGCTTGGCAATACCCTTAGCAATGCCTGTGGCTTGCTGGACGGGTGTTTTATACCCCGCGTCTTTAGTAGTACTAGCTAGTAATTGGCTAAATTTGTCGTTAAACTGTTGGCCTGTAATCTGTCCCTCACGTTGTTGTCTGCCTAAGTTCCTACCCGATTGTTGCACAGCCTGGTCTTGGTTTGTAACTTGAGGGGAAAAGCTGCCGTAATACGGTACATTGGGTCGCGCAGGTGTAGCCATTTTAACTGCTGTTACTTGGCGTCTTTGTTGGTCGGCTGCGGTGTTCGCACTAACGGCATCTTTAATAACACTGGTGTCCCAGCGTTTCTTTAGGAATCCGCCAAGGTCAAACGCCATGATAGACTCCTAGAACCCTTGTTCTTGTTGCTTCTTCTTTAACTGGCCTAGTTGTGAACCATAGTAACGTGAATCTACACCAAGTGATTGGTCGCCGCCAAACTTAGCAGGGTCAACCGTATATTGACCTAGCGTTGGTGTCTGTAGATTAGTAGCCCTTGCAGTAAATTGCGGCTTGTAGTTACCGAACAAAGCATCTAGCTGCGCTTGACGTGCGTCTACGCTGTTACGGCTTGCCTCGCCTGCTGCGCGAGCTGCTGCGTATCCTTGACCGTTTGCTTGGGCACGCTGTACCTGTAGTTGACCTTTTTGGCCTTCAAGTGTATTGCGTTGGTTACCTATTCCTTGTAAGAATGATAGCTCTTGGGACTTGCGTTGATTCTCTACGTCTTGCGTGTTGTAGTCGAATTGGTCTTTAGCATTACCGCGTGCAAATGCAATGCTTTGGTCATTTTTGCCAGCTTGGTCAAATACACCCTGACGACGAGTACCAGCGGCTTTAGATACTAAAGAAGGCGCTAATTCGCGTGCAGCGCTTGAATTACCTGAGTTACCACCCTGGAAGATTTTTATAAGATGTGTTTGCAAAGTTACTAACTTGTCCTAAACCTTTTTCTTTATCTTGGGAATTTTGTAATGATTGTGAATCGTAACCTGCGTTTGCTTTGGTACGTTGTTCTTCTATGAGACGGGCATTTTCGGCTGCCGAACCACGTAAGGTTTCTAATCCTTGTGATTCTGCTGTACCAACCCTGCCGAGTAGCCTGTCTATGTCACTTAATTGGTCGTCGTAATATCGTTGCGTATCTGCTGTCGAGTTGCCAGCAGTTCCACCTGTAGTACTGCCTAGTACGCCACTACTATTACCACCGCCTGTGAACTGACTATATTTACCAAGTAAGTACTGCCTAGCAGCTGCTTGGGCTGCTGCGTCTTCTGCTGCACCACCACCACCTGATGTCCACTGGTTAAGTTCCCCGACATTTATACCCGTGTCGCCCTGACCATTATAATCACCACCTACATAATTAAGTGAGCGTTCCGCCTGTGAGTCGCCTGATTGCGCTAGTTGGTTAAGGTAACCCCTAAAGCCGTTATCCCCAGCGGGTAGAACAGCTTGCTGTGTAGGTACGCCACCTACCTCTATTTGTCCTGTTGTTGGGTTAAGATATATCGCACCGTCTGCCATTTTGTTGTCTCCTGTTTGAACAAGTAGGAGTAAGCCGATAAGAATTAAGACGTATAGTCTTTTCATAGCTAAACTATAACCTGTAAGTTAATGTTTGGCATCTTCCTTATTTTGGCTAGATGATGACTTCGTTTACACGACAGTCCTCTTGCTCTTTCTACAGTGAGGCGAGAGATTGATTACTCTCAGTGTAGCACGATGTTTATTTATTCCCAATATCTACATTCCCACACCCGACATGCTCATCATTTGGGCAAAAATTGTAGCGCCTCCACCTACAGGGTCAACTGTAAAGGTCGGTGTGGCAACCACTGCGCCACCTAATGTAAGAGCTGTGCCAGGTATGGTAGCTGTGATTGTCTCCTGAGCTGTGATGTTATAAGTAGCCTGGGCGTCTAGGGTTATCGTGACTACTGTGTTGGAAGTTCTAACGACACCACCGACACCCTGTAAGACTTTAACTACAGCATCCCAACCAGTTCCCTCTGCCTGCGCTGAATCTAGCCCTGCGATTATATTGGCTCTTTGGGCATCAAAAGGCGCACCTGCCGCTACCCATGTATCACCAGTTAAGGTAAGGATTATGGTTTTCCCACCAGTAACAATATCCGTCTCCGTAATGGTGGCGGTTACTGTACCAGTGAGAGCAGCTGAAACACTACTCAGTAAGGAGAGTAGTAGACTCATTTACTACTCCCAGACAGCGTCTATGTTGCACATGTAGGTGACTGCACCTGTGGCGGTTACAACACCACCAACACCAAGTTTGAGTACGATAGCCACAAATTCACCAGGACGCACAACTATAGGTACAGTAAAGCTGACACTTATAGGGGTGGCTTGTGTACCAGCTACAGCCGCTGCTGTAGGGCCAAAGCTCGAAAGCCCTAACGGTACAACACGGGGTGCATGTGTTGTAGCTGTGGCAAATGAGGCGGTTTCTGCTGTTGCAAGAGATACTGCTGTATGACCATATTGTAGGGATGCCTGATAAGGTAAAATCGCACCAGCCGACAAAACAACAGATACATGACCAGATAACTGGACTCCGTATATTAGTAAGTTTCTACCAGTAATGTTTATTGTTGATGCAGGGTTTTGATAAGAAAACAGAATACCATCTGTAGATACTGCAAGCGTAGGAAGAACCGCCGCTTGTCCACCCAGACCCGTAAAGGCTGCTGTGGTATTCGTTAAAGCGACCGCTGTTGGTGCTGTAGAGTTTGCGTAGATAGAGGTTTTACCCTGAGTGTGACCGTTCTGACCTAGGTTACCCTGCTGTCCTAAAGTAGCCAATTGTGCAGGCCAATCTTTGTTGGTAGCGATGTCTGAGGTGTAGATGTTTATATCTGCTACACGCACAGTGTTAGAGTTAGCTACAACTCCTGTACAGATTTTCTGCATGAAACAAGGCAATGAAGCATTTTGGAACGGTTGACCGTTAGCTACTGCGTTTGCAAGTGTACCAAGAAGTATACCATCTCTCCAGAACTCGATAAGCTGTTCACCGATAATGATTTCCAATACATAGTTACTACCAAGAGTGAAGCTAGCTAGAGTTGCAAGTGAAGCAGTTGTAGCTTCAACCCCATTAAAGAATGCCTTACCGAATAGTCCTGCTGTCGTGAGGTGAAACCACACTCCGTCTGTAGGCGCTGTACCAGCCGTTGCTGGGTTACCAAAACCACAACGATACTCCTCGTTCGCTACCAGTGTTGCTGTGAATAAAGAGGTCGTAAACTTGGCTGCAATAGATGCCTTACCTATTAACGGGAAGTGCTGAAAGGTTTTCATGATTGCACCATGAGTAGCAGCTGTACCTTGAACCGTACCAAAGTTCAATGTTCCTACACCTGGCTGAGATGCGGTCATTGTTGCAAATATGTAGTTCCAAATTGAAGTGTTTTGAGTCGTAGCGTTAAATGTATCGTTGAACATCAAGGTATCTATACCAACTCTTAGTCGTCTGTGGAGTGAGGTTTTAGGAGATTTTACATTCCTTGCAAGGGTAACTGTACCCTCATCATTTACACTATACATACCCACTGCACCTGCCTGTGCTGGGCCACCGCCACTTATGACACCTGCTGCGGTATAACCTGGAGTATTTACCTTTAGGTTATTACTAGCGTCTACTTCTGCAACATTCCCTGAGGTGTTGCCTTCTACTCTAATTCCTGCCATGTCGTAATCCTTCTTTCGTTATGCCCACACCCAGTGGACGTTAAATGTTCCGTTTAATCTCATATCAAGATTCGATGTATAAATGTCAAAGCCTGTGCCTGGCACGATATTCCCACAAGTTATATTTAGGGGTATAATTGAATGCTCGTAGGCATTATGCGTGGCTGTGGCTTCTGCCATTAAATACGCTTCGACCTGTGAGCCTGCAATAATACCTGCTTGACCCGTAACGGTAGTGGTCACTAGGTTTGTACCTGGTGCCGACCCAAAGTCCGCTACGGCTGTTCCTGTTGCACCCATTAGACGTTTTTCACTCCTTGCACGAACAATCTTAAATCAGTCAATGACGTGATACAGGTAGCCGTCCAGTTGTTAGCTGCTGTTGTCTGCTTGACTGGTACGGTGATGTTTGCACCTATTTGTTGACCAGCAGGCACGTACATCGACCATATAACTGAACCTGCTGTTGCGTCTCGTATATCTACCCTTGTGGCGGTAGCGGAAGTATTAGCGATTGTGATAAGAGTAATGTCGTGAAACACCCCAGCTGCGGCTGCGGTTAGAATTGTAGTCTCCGCGGTACTTGCTGTAATCGTGGTTGTTTGGTGTACTTCTAGGTCTCTTACCTGATTAAGAACGACAACTTGCCTACCTATATCGTCATAAGTAGCATCTACCCTATCTAGGTCTGCTACTGCCGTGGGGTTGGTTGTGCGAGCTTTACCACCTATTTTTACTGGGTTGCCCGAATCTACACCGTCATGGGCTATTGTTCCTACAACCTGAGCGTTTAGGTTAGAGGCTGTTGCTTGACGAACATCTGCGTTTTGTGTGACAGAAGATACAGTGGCTATAACACCAGTACCGTCGTTTACTTGAGCCACCCTAAGTACGCCAGTAGATGATGCACCGTTACCTGTTGCTACGGTGTTAGCACCTAGTTGAGCAACATTAACCGACTGGTTAGCTGTAAGCGCACCTATCACATTCGCACCAGTAGGTAGGGCTTGTATTTGAGCAACCTTTAATTCACCCGTGGAGTTGACCTGTAGCGGTGCAACTTCGTTAGTTGTATCAACAAGTGTAGTGTTAGCGTCCCTACGGACTGCACCAATAATGTTCCCCTTAGTAGTTGCTTCTGTATATGTTGTTGTTCCAAGTGTGGCGACAGTGTCATCTAATAGTTGAGTAGAGGTAAGTATGGCTGCTGAATTAGAATCTAAAACATTTAGTTCATTTGCTGCGGTTACATTAGCCGAACGGTTATTGCCAGCACCATCGGACATAACGGTTCTTAGTGAACCCTTAGAGTTGAGTTGTAGGTTGTTATAGCGGGTTGATGTTAGAGTTGGTGGTGTAGAATTGTACTGACCAGCTGGTATAGTGTTAATAGTATTACTTACGTTAATAACGTCCTCTGTACCACCTTGTGTATTGTTGACCGTTACATCGCCTATGTCTACACCTGGTTGGGTCTGTAGGGCAGAAGTGGCTGCGCCAGTTGGGAGTGGAAGCGACGCTGCGCTTACAGGTTGAGTTGCTTGAAAAAACGTACCATCTACGGTTATAGAACCACCGTTGTCTTGTATTGCAAGAACGCCTGACGTGTCTGTTTTAATAGATTGTATATTCGTTCCGTCATCGCCCATTGCGATTGTACCCGTTGCCGTACCTCTAACTGCGCCGTCTGCGTACTGAGTGCCGCCGCCAAAAGTATCAACAAAGGCACCCGCAGAAGTAACTATCTGCGTGTACGCTGCGCCGTAATTGGTGGCACGTTGGGCTATGTTATCGCCGTCAGCAGATACGATTGTGGCGGGAGTGTCTTTTCTTACTAGGATAGGTACGGTACCTGTAGGGTCTGCTGCTGCTGGGGCATCTTCGGTGTACTGTGTTCCGCCGCCTACCGCTACGGGCGCGCCTGCTGTATCTCTTAAAGTAACGTCTAGAGGCTGTCTATCTGCACTTGCAGCTGTTGAGGTTGGATAGCCAGCCGCTGTTGCTCCTTTAAGAGCTGTGTGCAGGTCACCCCCACTACCACCCGCTAAACTAGACCCGTCAGCATTTACAACTACTACCCCGTACTTTGTTGGGTCGGCAATAGCAGGTACGACGGCGGCGTATTTAGACGCGCCCGTAGCATCTGCAAAGGTAGAACCACTCGCACCTCCACCTCCACCCGTACGTTTGTCAACAATCTCTTTAAGAAGTTTGTTTGATTTATCAATTCTTGTTTCGACACCCTTTAAATCTGTTTCGGGAATTTTCGGGAATTTTGGAACCTCTTTATTATTTATGGCGTTAACGACGTCTAGCAGTAAGTCTTGTAGTGGTTTTAGGTTAGGTGCATCAACGTTAATTATAGGTGCTTTCACATCTATCGTTGGGTTTAGCTTAAGTCCTTTAACCGCTTTTTCTAGTGAAGTCGTATCAAGCTTGACTTCCGCTAAGTTGGATACTTTTAACGTGTCCTTTTGTTCAGGTATCTTGGGTAGCGACTTAGGTATAAGCCCAAGTTCACGTTTCATGCCATTTAGAGCGTCTGTAACTGGCTTTAGGTCTAGCTTGTTGCTAAGTATATCTTTATCTAATTTCGATATGGCTACAACGACCCTATCGACGTCAGGTGTAGATATGCTTTTTAACTGATTGACTACTTCCGTCTTGGTGGTTTTACCGTCTAAGAACTGAATAAGAGCGCCAATAGCGGTAACCATATTACGCTGAATACCATCAATCTGTACTAGACGTTCCTTATGCTGTGTGTCTAGTTTATCTTGGTTTTCTTTAGTAGCGTAATGTTGCCTTAGTGGCGCTCTCTTATCCATATTAGTAGGCTGTTACTGCCGCGTTAGGGGTAATGGCTATATAGTCAAGAATATAGTTAATCTTGCCTGCTGTAATAGCTGCGGTGGCATCTGTGGCAATAATGTCGGTGTTTGTGACTGACCACAATGGCACCTTTGTTAGAGCCGTACCCCTTGCAACTACTGCTGCCGTGCTGTCTATACCCGCATTGGCTACCATGTTCGTACAAGTTAGTATAGGTATCAACATGTTAGTTGTACCTGCTACACCGTGTACTAGAGTAGCTGTTGCACCCGCTAGGGTTGTTTCAACATAACCCCTTAAAGAACAAATTACCGTACCTGTAACTGCAAACAGTTTAATAGTATCGTTTAGAGCACCTGAACCTGCAACGTTTGAAAACGTCATAGATTTCATAGCACCACTTGGCTTTACGCCTGCCTGCATTTCATCTAGTTCGCCTCTTGTGAATGAACCCATATTGTCTCCTTATTCAAACTTTATCCGTTCAGGTATTGGTCGTCTGTACGAATTGAGTCTGATTATTTTATTGGTAGGTGTTTGCCGTTACAGTCATGCCTGTGGCTCCGTAATCGTGGCTGTCACCATTAGTTAGCCTAAGCTTCGCGTGTCCAGATACCTGAGATAGCGTAGACAAGTGGGCCGTTAGTCTCAGCGGTGTTCACGATAGTCGCATAGTCGCCGACTTTCATAGTAGTCTTTGTAAGGATTATGTCCTTGTTATCTACTGCTGTACCCGTAACGCCACCCTGTATTTGGTCGGCTGCTACTGGTGAGATTGAAAGGTTCATAGTACCGTCTGATACAGCGCCAGTTGGTGTGCCTGATGGTTTTACACCACCTGCACGAATCTTCCAAGAACCCTGGGTTGCCGTTGCTGGGATTGATACCACAACTGCGTCTGCGATTACGTTTTGTAAGAAGCCGCTATCTGCTAGTGTAAGAGTTTTGGCGGTATCTACGTCTACCGTTAAACTACCGTCTGCTAGTCGATAAGCTGCTGTGTTAGCCATGTTAGCCATGTTATATTCCTTTTCTTAGATTACTTTTTAACTGTTTCGGGAGTAATGGTTGGTACGTCGCCCACTCTTTCAAACCCCGCCCTAATAAAAGCATCAATTTGTGATGAGCCTAGTTCGGGTAATAGTTTTAATACCGTTTCTGCGCCCGTCTCTTTGTGCCTGTATAGACCTGATTGTGGTAGTGCTGTGCCGTTGCCGTTAGTTTCCATTATTATCTCCTTACTTAGTTACTATGGTGCTGTTTTGATGCGTATACCTGTGGCTTTTTGGCCCAAGATAAAGCAGTCAAAGTAGCGGCGACCCTGTACTAACCAACCGTCGATATTGCTATCGTTGTCTAGTGTACGAATCATGTTGAACTTATTGACTGCAACTGCTACGTTTCGGCAGGTAATCATAAATTCAAACTTAGCTACTAGGAAGCTTGCAGGAACTTTAACGATTGTAAGACCGTCAACTTCACCCAAGATACCTTTTTTAAGGTCTGCAACTGATGTGTCACATGCCTTTATAAATTCAGGGTCACGCTTCAATAGGTTGTAGTTTGTTGGAGTAATCCACAAAGTACGTCCTTCAGGCGAGTAAAGCAACTCGTCAAGAGCGGCTTGCTGAACTAAAATCAAACTGAAGATAGTTGTGTTAGCTACTGCTGTTGAACCAATAGAACCTTGTGAGTTAGCGATAGCATAAGCTGTCAAAATACTCAAGTTATATACGTCTAGGTTCTTTACAATCACTTCACGTACTTGGCGCTTCACGAATGAAGCAGCTTCTGTAACCATTTGTGAATCTTCGTAGTTGCCACGGTCAATAGCTGCGTTAAATGCTTTGTCTTGTGAAAGAGTCAAAGTTTGTACGCCAGTACCTACTTCTGTAAGCGCACCAAAACGACTAGCGTTTAGTTCGCCACGGTTATAGTCTACTTCCGCTACTGTGTTTACGTTATAGATAGTAACGCTGTTCTTGCCGTTAAAATCCAAACGAATGTCGTTGTCTAAGCGTCCCTTTGTTAGTGATTCAAGATATACTCTTTCGTCAACTACTTTAAGGTGGGCTGCACTATAGGTTTGTGCCATCGTGTTTGTCCTTCTTTAGTTAGTCAGACTTCAGAATGTCCATGATTGCGTCTTTGGGCGTTTCTTTAGGTGGCGCTGCTGGTTTTGAATCAGCATTGATA